GCGCGCGTTGCGCTCGGGGCGCTTGGCCCCGCGTGACGACGTGACCATGCCGGCCTGGGCCTCTTCCCAGTACGGGCGGCCCTCGTCGGGGATGTTCACGGGATCCTGCTTGATCTCGTGGACGGGCTTTTGCATGGCGTTGCCCGCCTGCTGCAAGTAGCGGCCGGCCTCGATCCAGTTGACCCCGCCTGCGCCACCAGCGCCGGCCGAGCTGGCGCCGTAGCCGCTCGTGCCGACGGCCGACTCCATCAGGGCCGGCGTCATCTTGCTCGCGCCGATCTCGCCGATGCCCATGCCGCCCGCATCGATCAGCATGCCGCTACCGCCGGCCTCGCCAGCGCCAGCCTTGTTGCGCTCGACCTCCCGCGTGGACGCCTTGTCCCACCAGTTGCTCATGCGCCCTCCATCGCCTCGATCTGTTCTTCGAGGGCCTCCAATTGCTTGGAGAGCGCGGCGATGGCCTTGGCGTTGTTCTTCGCCATCACCTCGAGGTTGATCATCTTCCCGCCGGGCGCCGCTTCTTCGCCGAATTCCTTGTTCACATCCTCGGCGTAGGGGCCGTTGTGCACGCCCTCGTCAGCCACGCCGGGCTTGTAGGCCCAGGTGTCCGTCTGCAGGCGGTTGTTGGCTTCGAGCGCTTCCTCGTCGCTCATGCGCGCAACCCGGCGCTTGAATTTCTTGGACGACCAACCCATCGCGCCCATGCCCTGCATGATTCCGCCGATGCCGGCCATCATCCCGCCGAGGTTGCTACGGCTGCCCAGGTCGGCCGACTGGGCGTAGAGGTTGCCGGCACTCTGGGTGCCGGCGATGGCCGTGTTGAAGCCGCGGCCCATCAGGTCCGCGCCGCTGGCGGCCGCGCCGTTCGCTGCGCCGGCCGCGCCGCTGGCGGCCATGCCGGCGGACGTGCCGGTCTGCATCGCGGTGGCCTGGGCGCTTGGCAGGCCCCGGCCCAGGCTGGCGGCGTCCATGCGCATGGCCCGGCCGGTGGCTTCGACGTTGCGGCGGGCGTTCGTGGCGGCGCCGGCCTCGGCCAGGGCGGCCTGCTGGGCCATCTTGACCGCGTTGATGCCGCCCATCGAATAGCCCATGCGACCGAGGTTGCGGCTCTGGGCGCCCATGGCGCGCGTCGTCGCGCTGCGCACATCCGCCGTGGCTTGGTCGGCCGCGGCCTGCTGGCGGCCCGGCGTGTCGTAGTTCTGCGCGTCCTCAACGATGCGCTGTTCGAGCGGCCGGAATGTCTCGCGGTTGTAGTTCGCGTAGTCCTGCGCCAGCTCGGTCTGCGCACGCATCGCGTCAAGCTGCGCCTGCGCCACCGCGTTCTGCATGGCGACGGTCTGATCGCGCTGGCCCTGTGTGCGGGCGGCCTCGCTCTTGAACCAGTCGAGAGCCTCCTGCGCGACCTGCGCGTTTTCGCGCGCTGCCTGGTTCACGCCGCTGGTGTCCGGTGCGTCAGTGCACATGGTCCTCTCCTTCGAAGGTCTTGACGTACTGAATCGCCACGGGCGCGTAGCCCAGACGTTCGTTCAGCCGGTGCACGCCCTTGGCCGGGCCGGACTCGTCCCGCACATCGATGCTCGCGCCGGGGGTCAGCTTGGTGTCGGTGCGGATCTCTATCACGCCCAGGCGTGTCCTCATGCACCGCTCGGCGTAGCGCCAGAAGTCCAGCGCCATCAGCCCCTTGCGGTGCTCCTTGAGCACGAAATACGTGTCCTCTCGGGCGTAGCGCGCGGCCGTGTGCCGGCTGGTGGCCAGGTAGAAGCGGATGTTGCCGACGAGGGCGCGGGTTTCCACTTCGCGCAGGGTGAACTGCAACAGGCGGCCGGCGCGCGAATCTCGCGCCAGCGCGTCATAGTCCGGGTTCAGCCCCTGGTGGGCGCGGTAGCGCTCGGTTTCTTCGAAGTGCCGAAGGTGCAGCGGGTGCAACTCGGGCAGCACGTCCTCGAAACGCTCCACGGCCGCCACGTAGGCGCCTTGCAGCAGCGGGCGTGGCTCGAACTGGGCCGGGTCGATCGCGCGGTCCCGGCCGTTGAGCGCGTCCAACATGATCGCGGCGGCCGTCTCTGGCGACAGCACGGTGCCGAGGAACGGCGCAAGTGCATGCTTCAGATCCTCGGCTTCGATCATGGCGGCGTGCGGTCGGGGGTGGGGGCTCAATCCACCTTATCCCGCCTTCGCCGCTTATCAACCCGCGCGCGGGCCAGATTCAGGGTTCGCTGGTCGCGTCGAGTTTGATCACGCCGATCACATCGGGTGACGTCGCGCCCGTATGCGTCAGAAAGACGTCGAAGTCACCCACGTAGTGGTGGAAACTGCCGTCGCCGATGATGTGGTAGTAGAACTCGCGGGCAACGTTGATCTGGCGCCACGCGTTGAGCGGTTCCGACGATTGGAGCGCGTTCGCGCCAGGTCGAGCCGAGACCATCACGTTGTAGGAGCTGCCGATACCGGTCGTGGTGGGCGTGTACCAATTGCCAGCCGCCGTCCAGCCGCCGGAGCCGCTGCGCGTTTCGATGGTTCCGTTGGGGTTGTAGCGCACGCCCGCCCAGCAGGAACCGAAGGCCGGCACGCTGCCAGCGACGAAGCGCGAGGGTGATTTCAGACCTGTGGCGTTCACTTGGCCATTGAACTGACCATACATCACCACGTCATAGGCGTAGATTTTGCCGGTCGCATTGTCCAGGCGCCACCCGCTGGTGCCGGGGGTGTAGTTGTCGCTCTCGATGCCGCTGGAGTCGATCACGGCGCCGCCGATCAGGCCCGCGAAGGCGTTGATGCTGCCGCTGGTGTTGTCCAGCCTCCAGCCGGCGGACCCGGCGACGTAGTTGGCGCTCTTCACGCCTGAGGCGTCGATGATCGCGCCGCCGATTCGGCCTGCGCCGGTCTCGATCAGGCCGCGGAAGATGGCGTTGTTGAACTCCGCGTTGCCGTTGCCGCTGATGCGAAAACCCAAGGCGCCGCTTACGAAGCCGCTGCTTTGGATGTACTCGCCGACGTTGATCGAGCCGGACACCAGCTTGTCCACGCCACAGCTCGCAATCAGCGCGTTCGTCACGGTCAGCGTCTCGATGTGCTTGGCCCCGTTTAACTGGTCGGAAATGCAAGTGGCGCCGTTGGTGCCACCGGCCGGTGGGCCTTCTTGGTTGGCGTAGCTGGTGAAGGTGATCCAGATATGCCATTTGACGTGCGGCTCTGTCGGAAGCGCAATGATCTGCGTCCCGAAGGGCACCGTCGCTAACTTGACCGCGTTAGCGAACGTCGGCGGCGGCGACGGGTCGGCTGGGTCGCGGCTGACACCATAGATCGTGGTCAGCGCGTTGCCTCCGCCGTTGTAGTAGGTCGGCGGCGTCCATTCGACGAAGATGCGCGTGATGGCCGGCGTGACGGTCAAGCCTTCCGGCATCGGCGGCGGGCTGTCGTCGTTCGAGCCTGGCGGCCGGTCGATCGGGACGCCGTTGTCGTCCAACAAACCTGAGTCGAGCATCTGCTGAAACCAGGCTGTGCGGCCTCGCCCGGGCCCACGGGTGCCGATGATGAGTTGCACCTGTTCTCGCAGGGCTTCCAACTTGCGCACCAGCGACGCTGGGTTATTCAAATCCCCTTGAACGAACTGCGGGATGTCGTGGAAGGTCGGGAGGGTCGTCGCCACGTGTCACCCGTCGAGGTCTTGCATGGATTCGCCAAGGATCACCGCGGTAATGGGCGACTGCGTGGACACCTCCACCTGCCACTCGGTCGCGCGGTAGCCCTGTGGCAGCCGGAACGGCTTGCCGTCGGTCACGGTCTTGGTCTTCTTCAGAACGCCATCGGCGTAGACCTTGACCGTGACATTGTTGAACGTGTCAGCGATGACCTGGGCGCAGGTGAACAGTGTCGGCCGCGCCTGGCGGAAGACCTTGCTCTTGAACGTGGCCGTCATCGGCGTCGCGCCGGCATCCCACTTCTGCACCGAGCCACCGGCCACCACGTACATGGCATCGGTCACCGAGTCGCGGAACGCCGCGTCGTAGCCGGTGGACAGAAACGTGATGCCTTGAGGGTCGCGTGGGTCAACGATGAAGCCCTTTTTGCTGCCATCGTTGTAGAACCCGAAATAGTAGCCTTCGTACCGGCAGCCGATGATGGTTGATGGCACCAGCGCCTGCCAGTCGTCGCGGGTGACCACGTTGTCCAGCAGGTTGCGTGGCCCGCCGTTGGTCATCACGTACAGGCCATCGGGCGATGCCCAGACCACGGCAAAGCCGAAACTCACGATGCTCTGCTTGGACACACACGACTGGTCGAGCTCGATCGGCGACAAGCTCATGGCGTCCGGCGTCTGCCCGCTGATGATGTACGGGCGGCCTGTCGTCAGCACCAGCAGGGTCTGGTCGTAGACCCCCAGTCCCACCGGCTTGTCGCCCACGGGCAGTTTGTAGGCCTCTGGCCAAGCGTAGATGGTGAATGCCTCGCACAACCGCACGGCCTTGCCGTCGATCATCGCGGCCATGCCCTGCCACAACTCGGTCAGGCTGTGGCCGGCGGCCGGCGGCATGTCGTAGTCGGCCGTCTGCCACGCGTCGTTCAGGTCGCTCAGGTTGATCGTCGTCGACGACGTGGAGATCGGCACTTCCTTGGCCAAGAAGAAGTCTGTGCTCGCGCCGCCCACCTTGGTGGCGTAGATGCGCCGCTTGGTGATGCCGTATGCCCCGCTGGGCGCGGCCGGCAGGCTGCTCACGTTCAGGATGGCCCCGGGCTTGACCGTGACCTTGGCGCTCACCGGCCCGCCGGCGCCTTCCTCGTCGATGTCGTTGACGAAGGTAACGATGGTGAACACGTCTTCCGCCGTGCCGTCCGGCCCATCGGTGTTGATGGTCACGATGTGCGTGGTGGACGGCGGTGGCACGCCGAGCTCGCGCGTGGCGGTCGGGTACGGCGCGCCGGCCAGGCCGATCACGTTGTTCGTCCACTTGGGCGTGCCCGATCCCGTGAAGATCGTTCGCTCGGTCGTGTCCTCTGGGTTGAAGTGGCGGATCACGTCGACGACCGTTGGCCACGACAACCAGTAGTTGGCGTCGCTGGCCACATCGCGGCCCATGCGATAGATGGTCTTGCGCGCCGGGCTCGATGGCACGGTGGCCACGGCCAGCGGCGCGGCCCACGGCCGCAGGTCGCCTCGCGTGCGCTTGATGTTCGACGCGGACACGCCCACGCCGTCGGGCAGCAGCCGCGGCGTGAGGGCAAGGTTGGCGCCCGAGAACCCGGTGATGACCAGCCGGCTCACGGGCTCACCTGTCCAGGCGCTTCTCGGCCTGCCGTGAGGGCGTCGTAGGCGCGCTCGCAGGCGAGCCCGGCAATGCGGGCTCTGTCATACGCTTGCGCCAGGTCTCCCGCCGTATCGTCAAGCTCTGCAAGCACGTCGGTGAACACCAGGCCGGGGCCGGCGGCTGTTTCGCCTCCTTGGGAAGGGGCGGGATCCTCGGCGGGTCCACTGGCGGCATAGGCGCGGGCGGCGTCGAGCATGCGCTGATGAGCGTCATCAGCAGCGCGGCGGTCGGTTTGAACATGCTCTTGGGCGATGGATGCGGCATGCACAATCTCCTGCATGGCGCTTTTGCGGCGCCCCTCTTCCAGTCGGGCGTTATGCTCGGCCTGGGCGACGCGGCGCGATGTCTCGGCGGCCTGCTCGGCCCATGCGCGCTCGGCCGCCTCGAACTTGGCGCTCAAGCGCCAGCCATTGGCCGTCCAGCCGGTGGCGAATACCAGCCCGATCACGGCCGCGCGCCGCAGCCTGTCCACGTTCATGCCAGCACCCCGCCCGCATTGGTGAAGGCGGCCAGCAGGTCATCCACGTGCCGCTGCGGCTGCCCGGCCTTGTTGCCCGGCAGGCTGGCCCACTCGCGGCTGCACTTGGTGATCGCGGTGCGGATGCGGCCGGCCATCACGTCCTCGAGCGCGCCGCAATTGGCCACCAGGTACAAGGCGGCCCGGTCCTGAGAGGCCGGCGAAAAGTCCGGCAGCCGCAGGCGATCACGGATTCCGCGCCACGTCGGCTTGATGAGCTGGTAGGCACCTGCTGCCGTCGACACGCAGCCGGGCCCGAGGCCGGCGCTCTTGCACATGGCGTCCGGCAGCCGCTCGCCCGTCCATTCCCCGGTGATGGCCGGGTGGTCGGAAAAATCGTCGAACGTGCCCGACACGCCATCCTTGCCGACCAGTTCGTGCCGGTAGGCGAAGCAGACGCGGTAAGGGTCGGGCGCCTTGTCGGTGCCTTCGGAGAACCGGATGAGTTTCAGGAACGCGGCCGTGTTGTCGTCACTGGCGATTGGCCTGTCCATGTCGGGCCCCTTGCTCGTCGCCGCGCCAGGCGCGTCGCAGCGCGTCCACCGTCTCAAGCGGGTTGCGCTTGAAGCGCTTGGCCATCACCGAGACGCCGCCCGCCAGGAACCAGCCGAGGGCGCCTATCGCACCGCCCAGCGCGCGATCATGGGCCGGCTTGCTGGGGTCAAACATTGCCCAGTAACTGTGCAGAAGGTCGCCGGCGAACTCGCTGAACAGGTGCGAGCACGCGAAGGCCACGAGGGCGCGACCGAACAGTTCTCGGCGCGTGCGCGGCGGGTCCACCGCGACCATGATCGCGGCGCCGATGCCAGATGGCAGGATCTTCATCAGCCCGATGCCGAATGCCGCCCCGCTTGCTCCGTCCGCTGCCATTGCTGAACCCTGAAGTGATTTGTCTACCATACAGACGCACCCCCTAACTTCAACCCGCGCGGGTCAAGTACCAGACGCCCCCTGAGAACTGCGCTTCGATCGTGTAGCCGCCTGCGGGGATGGTGGTCGGCCACGTGTCGGTGGTGTGCAGCGACTGCCCGGCGTTCGGCGCCAGCGTGAAAGCTGTTACGCCGTTGTGGAACGTGACGGCGCGTTCCTCGTCCTCTTCAGGGTCAGGCGGGAACTGCACCGTGTAGTTGGTGCACACGCTTGTGCGCGTGAGGTGCAGGTGCCTGTTGGCCTGCTCCATCACCTTTGATCCGCCGTTGACCATGGCCACGAACTGCGTGCCCTTGGGCCGGCTGTCGCTCTTGGCCGACGACACGACCCACCACTGACCCGCCGGCGCGGTCCCGGGCTTGAAGGTCAGGCGCAGCAGCGTCCCTGGTGGCACGCGCGTGATGCTGCCGCCGAAGATGTTGTGGGCCGTATTGCCCATGACGAGGGTCAGCGCCTGCACGCCAGATTCGAAGACCAGTTCCAGCTCGTGCCCCGGGTCAGGCGTGTCTGGCAGGGTGACCTGGTAGGCCGTGACGTACTTGTTGTTCGAGTAGAACGTGACGCGCGCGCGGTTGCTGGCGATCACCTTGGTGCCGTCGCCCACGTCCATGGACACGAATTCCTGGCCGGACGACGGCAGGATGGCCAGACCGCGCTGCAGGTGCACCCGGTTGGTGAACAGGGCCGGGTTCTGCCCGCCAAGCACCACGTCATAGCCATCTTGAACGGCGCCATTGTGCGCCAGGCCCGCCAGGAAGCGCGCCGAGGCCCGGGTGTAGCCGGCGTACACGTCGGTGAACGTGTATTCGACGTTGCTGCTGCCGTCGATGAGGATGGGCACAGGGTCGGTGGTGGCCCACGGCTTCACGTTGGGGTTGCTGGACGTGACGATATGCGTGCCGCCCTGGGCGTCGTCGGTCCAGGTTTCGAGGTAGGCGAAGCGCGTTCCGTCGACCGTGCGGGTGTAGTTGTTGCCGACCACGACCACGTTCTTGCCGCCGCGCACGCGCAAGTAGGCGTTGCACGAGGGGTCCGCGCTGCCCACGGGCACCCCATCGGAAACGAAGTAGTCTTCCAGCGGCTTGAAGTGGTTTCCGACGACCGAGATCCCGCGGTAGTCGCTGGTTGTCTGGTTGATCGATACCGTGTCGTTGAAGACACTGTTCTCGATCAGCCCGCCGTTGACGTTCTGCATGTGCAGCGACAGGCAGCTATTCGACCGTTTGGCGCCGCCACCCCATGCGTTGACACCACTGACCAGCGCGCCTGAGCACGCCGAGAACATCAGTTGATGCTCGTCGTTGCCGCCAAACCCGCAGCGCTCGCCCACCACGGGATCGTTGGCGGCGATGAGCGCGCCCTTGGACCCGCCGTTGATGCACCGCGTGTTCTGCAGGTACATGCGCTTGCGCCCTGACATGGCATAGATGCCCACGCCGGCCGCGCTGGTGATCTCCACGTCCACGACACGGCCGCCGCAGTAGCCCTTTTCGGCGTAGGTGCCGTAGTTGGGATCCGCCTCGATGTTTTCGAACAGCAGCGCATGTACCGTGTTGCCGCTCTGGGCGGCGCGGCGGCCGTCGATGGTGAAGTGCTCGAAGAACGGGAACCAGCCGTCGCTTTCCAGCGAACCACGGGCGCGCGCCAGCACCTTCCAGCCCCATGAGCATCCATCGGCCATGCGCAGGCGCGAGGCGCCGCGGCCGATGCCGGCAACCGACACAGACGGGTGGGTCACCACGTCCTTGATCGTGGCGGCATAAAGCGGTGGCAGCAGGATCTGCCCGCCTCCCAGCGCTTCGAGCTCGCCGGCCCAGTTCATGATGCCGGCCGACACGTCCACGTTGTCGACGATGCCGAAATACTTGGCGTTGAACGTCTCGTCCACATGCGGCAGCAGGATGTCGGTGTAGGTCACCGTGAGATAGCCCGGCTTCGCGATCGTGGCCTTGTAGTAGCCCGGCACGCCGAAGAATCCCCAATTGCCGTACTGGTCGGCCGTGATGACGGCGCCCGGTATCTGGGCTGTGCCCGCCCGGTCGGCGTAGATCGGCACCACGGCATCGTTGTAGGCGCGCACGGTGATCGTGGCGAACTTGATGACATTGCCCCGAAGGTCCGTGGCGACGTTGGCGTGGCGTGACAGCATGGTCAGTAGAATCGGCTCGGCCTTGGGTTACCCTTGCCAAGGCGTGCCGATGAGAATCCACGCGCTTTGCGCAGGGCGAGCTTGCTGATGCGCTGGTCGAACTTGACAGCGTTGAACTCCGACAGCGCCAGGTCGAACCAGTCGGTGCCTTTGGCGCGCAGCAGCCGCATGAGCGCCCCAAACGACACATCCTCGGCGTACTGCTCGAGAAGGCCAGGCAGCGTCGTGCAGGTTGACGTGGGCACCAGCACTGCGTCGACGCTGATGGTTAGGCCGTCGAGGATGGGTGCCGGCGCCAGGTGAAGCCGGCTCTTTGGGTCTACGAACGCCGATTCGCCCTGCTGCAGGGACTGGTCCTGCCGCGCGGCAAGGCCCTCGGCGTAGGTCTTCAGGCGCCATGGAATGCTGGCGACCGAGGCGCGGATCAGTTTGTAGACGTCCGAGTCGTCCGGGCGATCGAGGTCATAGGTCTCGGTGTTGGCCACCGTCACCAGGTCCGGCAGTTGCTCGGTCCAGATATTGGTGCGCCGGCAGAACTCTTTTGCCGCGTCGCGGATGGCCTGCTGCACATCTTCCGGGGGTGCGCTGGGCACCGTGGGCGTCACGTAGCGCTCAAACGGCTCCAGGGTGATGGTGCCAGACTCGGGCAGGACGACCGGCATTCGCGCCTCACGATGCGGCCGCCGCCGGCTCGGCGACCATCGGCAGGCGCTTCAGGTTCGGGTTGTGTCCCGTCAGGGCCGCGGCCTTGGCGTTGATGGACGCGGTGAACAGCGCGGTGTAGGCCGAGGCCTCGCCAGGCTTGTTCTCGGCCATGTCCTTCATGCGGGCGCGTGCCAGCACATAGTTCGTCAGGTCGTCGACGTGCTCGTCGTCGATGCTGATGACCGTGGTGCTTGAGCCGTCCCACTTGTACAGCTCTGCGCCCGGCGTGCCCGTGTTCGGGATCTGGATGGGCTGGGCCGTGTAGGCCACTTCAATCCATACCTGGGGCGACGCGGGCACGGCCGGCGACACGTAGAAGTAGCGCGGGGTCTGCGGGTCGAAAAAGTATTGCAGTACCTCGCTTGACGTGATCGTGTGCCACAGCGGAGATTGCACGTCCTTGCGACGTCGGTCGCCCACGCGCACAGCCCGTCCGGCGGTCGCGCCGTCGGCGCCCATGTTGCGAGTGGCGAACAGGAACTGCTTGCCGTAGATGGTGGCCGACGGCGTGCTGCCGTCACCGGGCTTGCAGTAGGAAGCCTGAATGGCCTCGATGCTCTGGCGCGTGCCCGGCAGCAGGCGGATGGCATCCAGGCGAGAGCACGCCGAGGGCAAGAATTTGGTGATGGCCATCTGGCCATCGTTCAGCCACTCCACCAGTTCGCGCTCTGTCCAGCCGTCGAACTGCGGTGAAATGTCGTTCAGCGCCACGCTCACGCGGTGCAGAATTTCCTTGACCTTGATCGTGGATGCCATGGCGCGTCAGGCCTCTTCGTAGGCCGCCGAGGTCAGGTAGCGCAGTTGCTCCCGGATCTTTTCGTCGGTCATGGTGTTCACTTCGGAAAACGCCATGCCGCGCTCGTTGGCGAACTGGCGCAGCGCCTCGCCGCCCAGGCAATTGGGGTTGTCGCGTCCGTAGCCCGGCAGGGCCAGACGCTGCTCGCGCGTGTACGCGCGGCCGTCGTTCGGGTGATTGGCGGCCGTAGCCACATTGGGCACCGCGCTGGCGGTGCGGCGAACGATCGGCGCCGGCGCCGCGACAACGCGGAGCGCCGGCTTGCGTGCCTTGGTCTTCTTGCCGCCCTTGGCGGCTTGCGTCGGGCTGGCCATGTCGATCAGGTTCGCGTGACGCCGATCAGCTCAGCAGCGTGTCGGCGGGGATGCAGCTCACGAACAGCCGCAACCGGGCGCCGACGACCGGGGTCGCGGCGGCGACGTTGATCTTGATGCCGATACCAACGTCCGCCGTGTTCGGCACGTAGAGCAGTGGCGCCGCAAGCGGGTTGATCACGATGCCGCCTGTCTGGCCGACGTTGTTTTGCGTGGCCAGCCAGTCGGCTGTGAACGTGCGGGCGTCGTCGTTGCTGCCGTACAGGCCAGACAATTTGCCAACGGTCAGCTTGATCGCTGGCGTGGCGCCCGAGTCGAGGCTGTCGCACACCAGTTTCCAGCCGGTCGGGATGCAGTAGGCGGGGATGCCGACCATTTCAATGATCGAGTTGGCCGGGAAACCGCCCGCGGGCACGACGATCTCGCCGTACACCTCCACCGGGTTGACGGCGCTGGTGGGTTCCGGCAGCGGTTTGCGCGCGGCCACTTGCTTCGATTGGTACATGGTGCTGTTTCCTTGTGGCTGGGGTGGTGGTCAGCGCGTCGGCGTCAGATCGTGTTGCCGGTGGCCAGGGTGTAGGCGGTGTCGACCGCGATCACGCCGTAGTCGCGCGCCGGGGCGCCGTTGGTCGGCGCGTACACGGTCTTGTCGCAACCGAAGGTCAGCGTGAAGTGAATGACCTTCTCGTTGCCACGGTCATTCGTGTCCTCGTCGAGGTTCAGCGCCATGCCGCTGTCCATGCCCTTGGTGCCGTGCGCCACCGCCACGCCGTTGGCGCCGCAGAACAGGCTGCGCATGGCCAGGACGTTCCCGCCGGCGCCGTAGTCGTTGAACTTCGGCAGCACGTCCACCTCGTCGACGATGGTCCCGTGGATCCAGCCGGCGCCGCCTTGGAAGATCTCGGCGCCCTTGCCCAGGTTCGTAATGAGGGCCTTGTTGGCCTCGAACCAGCCTTGGGTGCCGGTGTCCCTGCGGATGTCTTCGACGCCCTCGGCCATCGTCACCAGCGTCCAGCACTCCTTGCCGTCGCGCCGGATCTTGGTCATGCGCACGCCCTTGCCGTCCTGCACACCGCCCTGCATCTTGCGGGCCATGGTGCCGAGGTTGGCGATGGTGCCGGCTGTCAACTTGTCGGTGCTCACCAGCGTGCTCTTCGTCTTGGTGCCGTCGCCGACGAACAGGTGCGCCGAGTCGGGTGCGCGCAGCGGGTTCGGGTAGCCGGTGTAGTTCGTCTCGAGGTGGATGAATTCGGGGCCCACGCCACGCGCGCCGGCCGCGGCGGCGGAGATGTACTCTTCGTACAACTCGGTGATGTAGTCCTTCAGGCGTTCGCGGCCGGTCTGGCCGAGGTTCTTGCCCATTCGCTTGGCATCCATTTCGGTGCCGCAGTTCACGCCCTGGCGGTGCGTGTTGATGCGCATCTTGTGCGTGGCGAAGTCCAGGCGCATTTCGTTGCCTTCGAGCTTTTCGCCCTCACGCACCGGACGGCCGCGCAGCTTGGCGACCAGCGTGGTCGTCACTTCGTCGCCCGGGCCCGATTCGAGGTCCGTCTTGCGCACGACCAGGGCACGCGAGCCCTCAGGGCCCATGTGACGACCCCAGAACGCGCTGTGGATCGAGTCGGTGTGAACCGCCAACGTCCACAACTTGCGGGCGGATGCGTCGGTGGGGAGAACGGTGGTACGCATGTGCGTGGCTCCTGTGCTTGCTTGATGGATCAGGACGGACCAAATGCCATCCGCCGAATCAAGTTACTACGTCGTTTTGACACTTCAACCCGCGCGAACACACACTGGCAACTTTTTTCAGGTGTTTTTCGGTCAGCCGCCACCGCAGACGAACACGTCGGCGTATTCGAGGGTCGTTGTTTCGGTTCCGACGGCTTTCTGCGATCGAAGCAGAATCGTCTTACCGGCACCGCTCCGTTCGCGCGTGGCGGTCTGGAGGTTGCCGCTTGCGTTTCCGTAGCCGGTCGAAGTGTTGGCCATCGCCGCCTGGGCGTTGGTGGCGTTGCGCAGGTCGGCACCGGCCTGGGCCTAGGCGATCTAGTTGCTGCGGCGCTACCGATGTGTCAGCGAATGACCGAATCCCAACATGGCTCAGTAGATCCGTTTGATGCCGGCGGCCGTGCCGATCGACACGACCTTCTTGACCATCACTGGCACGACGGAGGCGTTAGGGATGGTGAATGCCACCGAGGCATCGTTTTGCGAGTCGAACGGGATGACGGTGATCGTGCCGCCGGTGTCTGCCCAGATAGCAGATGGCGTCGCCCAAACAGCCGACGGAAACGATGTGACGGCCTCGGCGCTCGTGGGGTAGAGCGTGGTTTTTGCGTCAGGAGTCATGGTGGCGCCCCGGCTGGTGTGGTTCTTTCACCATACAGCCGGTGCGTCACTTATCAACCCGCGCGGGCAGCGCTACTACCGAAGCAGAGCCTCGCGCTGCGCCTTGGTCAGGCGGTTCCAGTTCTCTTCGTTCTGGATCGGATCGCCGCTCAACACCTGTTCGGTCAGCGTACCTTGGGCAAAACCCTCGTTCGCGAGCTGGGCGCCCGGCATGTCGCGCAACGTAGGCGGTGCGGGCGGCGTGTGGCGCGTCGGCGGGGTCGGCGCGCCTGCGGCCCGGGCCTGGGCGGGCGACGAAGCGGCGGCTTGGATCGCCTTGCCGTTGGCGGCTGCCACGGCAAGGTGGGCGCGCTCGGCCAGTTGGGCAAAGGTGAGTGCTGAATTGGCCGGGTCGGCGTCAAGCGCCTGCATCACCGCGTCGAACTGCTGTTGCAGCACCTTGGTCGTGGAGTAGTTCAGGCCGATAGCGGCGCCACGCTCCATGATGTCGGCGATGACGGCGCGCTGCGCCTGCTCGATCGACTGCTGGTTAGCGGCCGCCAGGGCTTGGGTCACGGCCAAATTGCCGTTGATCGTGTCCACCCGATCCTGCAGGGGCGTCAACTGCGCCAGCCGTTCCTCGGTGGTGATTTCCCCGTCGGCCCACTTCTGGTCGATGCTGGCGATCTTCTCGCGCAGTTGGGCCCGCTCTGCCAGTTGCGCCTGAACGGCCGTAGTGTCGACCGTGTACGTGGGCATCTGCGGTGACTGCGGCGGCGGTGTCATCTGCGCGGGCTGGGGCGCTTCGGCGGCTGTCGCTGGCGCCGCGGCTGGCGGTTCGGCCTGGGCTTGCGCAGTGGCTGGCTGTTCAGCCTGTGCCGGCGGCGCGGAGGATGGCGGATTGGCCGGCGCGTGAGATGCGGCCGCCGCGTCGGGCGTCGGTGCCTGGTCCTGCGCACCCGACGTGTCCTCGGTCTCCCGGTCAATCTCGGCCAAGACATCGCGGCCATCATGGGCGGCGGCCATGATCTGTTGTGCGATATCACGCTCGGAAGGCGACATCATCGCCAGTTCTTCTTCGCTGAAATTCATGCGTATCTCCTTGTCGGTATTGGAGTGGGTCAATACTTGGCGAGCGTGCCGTCCTCGATGATCCAAACCCGGCGGATGGTGCCGTCTTCATCCCTGAAGGCGACGATGCCGCCGTCTTCGACATCGAGCATGCGGTTGGATGCGTGCATCAGCGCGCCCATGACGGGCAGCGCACGGGCCTCTTCGAGCGTCCTTGGGCCGGTGGGCTTGCCAGGCTTGTTGTGCTCGGTCGCCGGTTTGATCGGCTCACGCAGGTAGTCGGCGATGAGGTTGTCGCAGGCATGCTTGATGGCGTCTGCAATGCCCACAGCAGTCTGGTCAAGCGCCATCGCGCCCGGCTTTCCGTCGAAGGCGTCTTCCATTTGGTGCACAAGCTCGTTGCGGACGTGTTCGTCAAGCTCGTCGAACGGCGGGGCAAGGGTTTTGTCCCTGCTCGCGTCGTGCGTGATGCGCGCGATGTTCTCGATGTCGGCCAGGTTGAGCACATAGCCCGCGCCGGTCACCTCGGTGGTGCGCGGCACCGTCTCGGCGGTGGATTGCTCCACGTCGGCGGCGCTATCCTGGTCGTCGGCGTAAACCTTGGTCTCGCTCGTTTCGGCCGCCGCTGCTTCCTCCGCTGCGGCGCTCGTGGTGTCAGTAGTCTCGTTCATGGTTGTTGCTCCATGGTTGGTTGAACGCCATCAGCGGCGGGGGTTTCGATGCCGGCCATGTGACCGGCAAGCGGGGAAAGAGGGGGTGGTTTCGGTGTTTCGAGCGCTGCGGCTGGCGGCTGCATGCCAGCCTTGGGCGGCTGCTGGACCGGCACACCAGCGAAGCCGGCCGCCGGGTGCTTGTCGGGGAAGCCGACCGACTTCAGCAGTTCGTCCGTGATCGGCGCGACGTTCGGGTTGACCTGGGCTACCTGGGCGGTCTGGGCGGCCGTGTAGATGCTTTCGAGCCTGCGGTACATCGCGTCGGCTTCAAGCTTTTCGCCCTTGGCCCTGGCCTCGCGCACCTGCGCCTGAAGAGTGGCCATCTGGGCCTCGAACTGGGCCTGAGCGATAGCGGCCTGCTGCTTCTTGGCTTCGATCTGCTCGGGCGAGTGCTGGTTGTCCGGGCCCGGCTGGCCGGTCACGCTGCGGATGCGCTCGAGCACGGCCTGCTTGTTCGGCAGGTCGGCGTACTCGAACACCAGATCCAGTAGCGCCGTGACGACTTGTGGCACCACGGGCGCCAGTTGCGTCAACAGTCCCATCAGGCTTTCAAACTGGGCTGCGGCAAGGCTGGCCCGCCACGGCTGCTCTGAGACCACGAACCGCGCCTTGCGGGCGGTGATGTCGTTTTCCCACTGCCACGTGCCGTCGGGCATCTGGCGCGGCTGGTTGATGGCCAGCATCTTGCGCTGGCCCCGCTCGCCTGCCACGGGCACGGCCAGCGGGTGCACGATGTACTGCTCGGCCAGCGACAACTTGATCTCGCCGCCCTTTTTGTGGGCCAACAGCAGGTTGTCGAAGATCTCGGCCGTCATCACCGAGCCCTGCTCGCGCTTCTCGCGCCTGGCCACACCACTTATGGGGCTGGTGTCGCGGCCGGTGTTCTCGCGGGTGATGGCGCTGGACTCGTCGAGGGCATGGGCGTATCGGTCGGCCATGGCCATGTGCATCTCGGCCTTGTCGAAGCCGCGCTGG